TCCAAAATGGGACGTGTCTGGAGTACGACTTGCAGGGGCAGCCCTTAAGACCTTCGGAGGTAGAGCATCTGGTCCAGAGCCTCTTGTCGATCTGTTCAACTTCACAGTCAGCGTCTTTCGGGAGGCTGCTGGACGTAAACTTAGCTCCATCGAATGTCATGATATCTGCTGTAAGATTGCACAGATCGTTGTCGTCGGCGGTGTACGCAGGTCCGCTCTCATCAGTCTGTCTAACCTCACTGACGATAGACTCCGAAGATGCAAGTCAGGCCAGTGGTGGCAAGATAATCCTCAACGAGGACTAGCAAACAACAGTGCTTGTTATACAGAGAAGCCAGACTTCGAGGCATTTTTAAATGAGTGGAAAAGTTTATACGAGTCCCGTTCAGGAGAGCGAGGTATGTTCTCTAGAGTCGCAAGTCAAAAGCAAGCTGCAAAGAACGAGCGACGAGATGCTTCCTATGATTTTGGAACTAATCCATGTAGCGAAATCATCTTACGGCCTAACCAATTCTGCAATCTATCAGAAGTTGTTGTCAGGTCAACCGATACGCTCTCAGACCTTAAACGAAAAGTACGTACTGCGGCTATCCTTGGAACTTTACAAGCTACCCTGACAGACTTCCGTTACCTGCGTAAGATATGGCAGAAGAACACAGAGGAAGAGGCTTTGTTGGGTGTTAGCCTAACAGGTATCATGGATCATCCAACCCTATCAGGAAGGAGAGATAAAGGTGTTCTTAAAACGTGGCTTACGGAGCTTAAAGAAGAGTCTATTAAGACTAACGCAGATTGGGCTAATCGTCTTGGTATCAATGTTAGCACTGCCATTACTGCTGTTAAGCCTTCCGGCACTGTTAGCCAGTTGGTTGATTCTGCTAGCGGCATCCACCCTAGATACTCAGATCAATATATTAGACGAGTCAGAGCGGACGCAAGAGACCCCCTCTGCACCGTCCTTGAAGAAGCTGGAATCCCCGTAGAAGACGATGTTATGTCACCCTCTACCAAGGTATTCTCCTTCCCTATAAAGTCTCCTGACGGGGCTGTAGTAGCCTCTGAGATGGGTGCTATGGAACAGTTAGAACTGTGGGAGATTTATCAGGACTACTGGTGTGAACACAAACCGTCAATGACTTGTTATTATAGAGACGATGAGTTTCTTGAAGTGGGTCAGTGGTTGTATAACAAGTTCGATAAGATTAGTGGAGTGTCGTTCTTGCCATACTCAGAGCATACCTATCAGCAAGCACCTTATGAGCCTATTGACTTAGAGACTTATGAGAAGCTGAAGGAAGAGTTCCCAGAGACAATTGAGTGGAACATCTCTGAGAACTCTGACATGACTGAAGGATCACAGACGTTAGCCTGTACTGGTAACAACTGCGAGATCTAAACTAGGGGGCTGCGGCCCCTTCTGTTAACGCCTCAACAGGTAAGTCTTCTGCTGCTGTTATAGCCTTTAATGTAGACAAAGTAAGAGACTTTCCTAAAGCTTCAGTATAGAACAAACCTAAATCTTTTCTATAATCATTCAGACCTTCGGCAACATTCTTTAAGTACGTTTTAATCTCACCTTTAGGAGGGTTTGCTAACTTAGCAACAACATCAGGATCAAGAAGAACTTCTGCTGACTTAGCATAGAACTTTTCTTTGCCTTTTGTTGTTGCTGCTTTTGCAGCTAAGTTTATAAACTTCCTTTCAGTAGACAAGATTTGATTCCTAAACGTACCTGCAAACTCAGAAATACTGACACCAGTAGCGTCTTTAACACTGTCAATAACAGGAGAACCACCCAAAGAATCTAACAATGACGAGCTAACTTCATTCATTAAGTCCTTTAACCCAGCTAACTTGTTAATATTAGCGACATATTGCGTACCAAAAATATCACGGACAGCTTCAGAGTTAGCGTTGACGTACTCCTTCATTGATCCTTTACCGGTAATACCTTGATTAAGAAACTCTTGCCTAAGACCAGACATGACAATATCTTGTTGTTTTTTATCTAACTTAGATATTTCGTTTAAGTACCGCTTCCTTTCTCCCGGACTTGTTTTCATCTTAGCAACAACAGAGTTAAGATTGTTGTTTTCAATCGACTTAAAGAAACTATTAGATAGCTCTTTAGATCTTTCTTTAAAAGCTTGATTATGTCTAGCTTCTGTATTACGTATCGTTCGCAAGCGTCCAGCAATATCAGAAAATTCTTCTACCAAACCAAACCTCTCAATCATTCTGGCGTTACGTCTAACAAACCTATCCAGCTGTGCTTTTTGGATTGTTCCGTCTGATCCAATTACCCCTGATTTTTCTGCCTTGAGTCTGATTGCATGACGCACTACAGGAAGACCTTGAGAGCCTACAAAGTTAATATAATCTGTAGCCTTTTCGTAACTCATTAGAGTGTCGGCAGCCCCTTCACTGAATCGTTTGCCAGTAAAGTCTTTCATACCTTCCGCCCTCATAGGAAGACCTAACTGTTCATAGTAAAATCTATCTGCATTACGTAATGACTTAACAAACTCAGGACTCGTCGGCGTTAAGTTACTAAGCATATCGTTAACGATACCTTTGGTCTGATACAAACGTTCCAATCTTTGCATGTTATCAGGAGTTTGGCCTACTTTAGAAAGCTTTGTTATTTCAGTATTAACAGCCTTCTTAAGAGATATTACATCAGTACCTGTTACTTTAGGAACAACCATGATTCCATCTTTTTCTTTAGGCATCCAAGATGATTCAAGCTGGCTTCTTACTTTACTAACCGGACCAAACACATCAGCCAAACGAACTTGTCTAAACTCGTTATAAACTTGACCGACCATTTCAGGATCTAAAACAACTCTGTTTGCTAGTGCTTTTGTAGCATCATAAAGCTTATCAGCCTCTCCTCTAATAATAGTTTCTTTACGCTCTACAAGACGTTGTGCCGTTTTACCTACCTCAAAAATATCTTTTTCTCCTGTAAGGCGGGTAGCTAGGTTAGCAAGGGCGTTATCAATATTTTCTGTTTGTTTCTCAAGTTTAACAGCCGACGCAGTTTCTTTGGCTTTGTAGTTATCACGCAAAACATTTTCTATTTGTCCTCGACTCACAACCTCAGAGTCTCCTAGCAACACATCAAACCTGTCTGCCAATCTTTCTGCATCTCTCGCTAGTATTTCGTTTACTTCTTTTTGAAACCCTTTATTAGCTTGTGTAGTTTTTCTAATCCAGTCTTTAACAACAGGATTATCAGACGCAGTTCCTACAAGTCCTCCTATTTCTAGGTCTGGTATTTCTTCTTTCAAAGCAGCAAGATTGTCAACAGCCCTAGCTATTTCACTAGGCTTTGTAGTGTTAGTAATCCTATTTATTTCTGAACGCACCTGACTGTTAGCCATTGCTTCCGAAGCAGGACCAAAAATAGCTGTCTTATCTCCTAAGAGTTTACGACCAGCATCCTTAGCTACACGAGTACCTGTCTGTACAGCAGGAGTAAAGCCTATACCTGCCGCAGTTCCTCCTACAGCGCCTCCTGCTATACCTGCAAGTTGTTGTACATACTCTCCCGCCCCTGCTTGTCTTGCTAAATCAGAAGAAGCCATTCCTCCAGCAACACCTGCTATGTTTGCAGTAGCGGCTGGGGCTAACGTAGCTAAAAACTTCCCCGGCTGTAGCTTTCTTAGGAGTTTTTCTCCAATATTGATAGGAGACTTGACACCGATATACGTTGTAAGATCACCAAAAGAAGCTAAAATCTCATCTGTTACTGTTAAGTTAGCCGTAGCAGGTATGCCTGACGCTTTTCTTGCTTTTCTTTCTGCAAACTGCATGGGAGACTCTATTTTTTCTCCACGCTGTAGCATATCTATTTCGTTCTGCATTTCTTCTCTGGACATTAAAAATGTATCAGGAACAAACTGCAAACCAAAACGAGCAAGACCTAGACCAACAAGATCTTTTGTTGTTATCTCATCATCTTTGTTAGCTGGTCCTGACACAGAAGCTTCCGAAGTTCTTTTAGAATCAGATGCGTTTAAGATGGCAAAGTTTGTTATCTGCTTTTGAGTCCATTTTTCAGGATGCTCTACAGTAATAACCTCACCATTTTCTAGCTCAACCCTACTTATTTTAGTAGCCATGTTAATCTACCACTCTAGCTGTTGACCCACCGTAGTAACCAATAACTTTATCTGCCATTAGTTGTTCTTTTTCGTTACCAAACACAGCTAAGTTTCTAGCTGCTGATATTATTTGATAGTTTGAAAAATCTTCAATAGCCTGTATTACATCAGAATACTCTTGAAAAGTTTCTTGCGTGAGAGTACCATTAACAGCCATACTGAAAAAATCATCTACTCTGTCTTTTAAACCCTGTGACTTCGCAAATAACTGCATTTCCTGTAAAGCCTTAATGTCATTAGGCACGGTACTTGTAAGAGTCCTTTGTAATAATCTTGAAATTCCTGCCGTGTCTGTTTGCGAAAGACTTTCTAAAGCTCTATATTTACCTACAAGAATAAGATCTTCTTCAGCTTTAGCTACAGAAGGGTTTGCTCTAAGCATTTCTAATCCCTGAGTAACTCCCGGTTCTTTCATTTCTTCAATTAATTCTGCAAGAGTATTAGCCAATGAAGCATTACTTAGATTATAGTAAGCAGCTCTTTCTGCCTGTCTTAAACCCTCTATCGTGTCTAAGTCTACTTCTATACCGGCAGCATTAAAAAACTCAGCAAGAGTTGCTTTACCCCCTTTGCCGCCAGCACCTCCTCCTCCTTCGCCGTCCTTAGACGGAACAACCCCTAAAACCTGTCTACTTACAATGTTGTTAGATTCGTCAAAACCTACGCGAACACTTTCAAGTTTGCCTGTTTCTGGGTTTAGTATATCATCTGTTACGTATGAAATGTTAGTTGAGGTTTCTTTAGGGACACTCGCTATTTCTTTTGAACCTCTAAATCTTTTTTCTCCGGGGCTGAGAGTAAACTCCGAAGGTGTGGAAGGTTTTAAATATTCCTGTAATTGCGCTATATTCATAGACTGAACACGTGCTTTTGCTGTAGCAGGATCGACGCTTTTAGAGGCTTTTGCTACCGCAGCTTTTTTTAAGTTGTTTAGAATATCTATTTGTGCTTGTTTCTCTGCCTGTTGTTGCTGTTGCAAAGCTCGCATCTGAGGTGCTTGACCTATACCACGCGCAGCAGTAAACAAACCTTCCTGATAAGAAGGCTGCAACAGACCTTGTAAAAATGTTTGTGAAAACTTAGCCATGATTAACCTCTACTTAAATATGGTATTAAACAATCCACCAAGACCGCTACCAACACCTTCTATAATACTACCTACGTCTAAACCACCACCAGCGGAGATAACATCACCAGCTTTATTAACCTGCGGTGTAAACATACCAGCAAGGATGTTAGAGCCTACGCCGCCTAGCAGGTTAGCACGTGCCTGCTCTGCTAACAGACGAGCCTCTAAGCCAGACATCATAGTCTCACCAAAGAGTCCTGTACCGAACTGTTGAGCTTGCTGTGCAAGTTGTTGCTGTTGTATGCCGGGCTGTGCCGCAGCTAGTAACTGAGACTGAGGTATGTAACCAGCACCAAGGAACTGCTGTCCTAGTCCTGCTTGTTGCATCTGTTCTGCCTGAGCCTGTTGCATAGCACCTAACATAGACCTGTTACGGGCTTCTTCTTGCGCCGTAGCCATCGCCAGCATCTCAGGAGTAGCACCACCGTAAGCAGCAGAGCTAACACCAAGACGCCCTTGTCCTGCTAAACGCTCCTCTAATGCAAGACGTTGACGTTCCTCTTCAGGACGCTGTGCTGCTCTCATACGCTCAAAGATAGCTTGCTCACGAGCTTGAGTAGGCTGTACTGCTTGACCAAAGAACCCGCCGGCACCACTTAACAACTGTTGCTGTAGTGCTTGCTCTTGCGGTGATAACGTCATGCCTACTTCAAGGCCGCCTGTAGTTGGCTGTCTAGGTTGAAGTAACTGTTGTTGTTCTATGCGAGGCGGTCCAAAAGGACCATCCCCATTAGATATGTTTGTAGCTAAACCACCAAACTCAAAAGGAGAAATACCACCTTCTATAACACCTGTAGGCATTCTTTGCATTTGAAATAACTGATCCATACCCGGAGGCAACATCATTGATGGCTGACCTATAGGCTGTGGTATTTCGGCAGGCATACCAGAGGTTGGAAACATAGGCTGGTCCATACTAGGCTGACCACCCATACGTGCAGAGAACATAGACCCAGTAGGAGTAGTAACAGTAAAGGGTCTAAACTCTGACTCACGCTGTCCACGCTGTGCTACTTCCATAGCTCCGGGAATACGCTGACCATCTACAGTAACGCCTGTTAAGGACTGTGTTCCTATGTCACTAAGCCTGTCATACGCCTCTTTAGTCAACAAAGACCCAGCAACAGCTGGTATTGCCGGTGAGACAGCAGAGCCTATTTGACTTAAGCCTCCATAAATATCACTAAAAAATTCACCGAATCTTTCTAAACCGCTTTGTGGGTTTGTTGGTACCATGCTAGGCATAATTATCTCCAGATTAAAGTAGCTTACCTATCAAAGCCATTACGTTAATTTCCTGTAGTGACAAAGGAGAACCATCAATTTCTGATTCAAGACCTACCTGTACACTAGTTCCATATCCAGTGGTGTTTAAGCTACGTTGGTTTGTAAGCTGTCCACCTGTAAATTCTACTGTTGTATACTCACTTTCACCATAGAACCCAGTTATCTGAGTACCTACTGTAAACTCTGCTGTAGCGTATGTAGTATCAAAGTCATACGCCCACTTCATAAATACGACTGAGCTGTTAGCACCGACTAACGTAGGCTTTAGCTTCTTAAGTATTTTAATTCTTGCACTATCACCAAAGGTTAAGCTTGGGCTGTAGTACTTAAATCTGTAACCAGTACCGTTATCGCTGTAACCTGTATATGTACTGATACCTGCTGTAGTACCTACATATAACGTACCATCATCAAGTCTTGTAAACGATGTAAAACTAGTAGACGGCCAACGAGTAACACGGTATGATCCATTCTCTAATGTGCCTCGTACGTCAAAACAGTACGTTACATCTTGACCTACAAAAGTAAGCAAATAAAAACCCTCTTCAGGGCTATAAACAGACCTAAAAAACTGAGTTTCACTCTGCAACGCAGCAATAATATCTTTTGTAATGTTACCAGATAAACTGCTAATAGGCATTGACTTTTCTTGTATTGTTCTACCGAAGCTTTTAAGACCCGTGTGTGACAAGAACAACACATCTGTACCTGTATACTGTACAGTGTCTCTGTTAACACAACCAATGCCCGCTACTGTATCTGATAAGGTCATAGACGCAGGAGAGGTAGCGCCTTCGTAAACAATAATACTATGCTTACCAAAGATAATTAGTAAGTTGTTGTGAGCCGCTAACGATACAATCTCATCATATCCATCAGGCCATACCTTAGAGATGTCTATGTTGCCGCTAGAACCGCCTGACCAGTGAATACCGTTTAACAAATCAGACCAGTATATTGTAGACTTGTCCGTGTTAAAGTCTGCTGTCCAGAGCCTGCCGTAAGCCGCTAACACTTCGTTACCGTACATGGTACTAGCAACACCAGTAGCGTGTGTATGGTCGCTCATGGCTTGTACAGCGCCAGAGGTGTTGTCGTACACTAAAGGCTCAAAGCCGCGCTGAAACATGTAGATACGGTCGTTAAAGTCTACAAGCTTCCAGTTGTCTGCGTTAATACTATAGCCAGCAGGAGTCTCATCTACTAATGTAGCTGTACCGCTAATAATCTTGTTGTTACCAACAGAAAAAACCTTAGTGTTTCCTGCGTTGTCTCTAAACTCTTTGATAGCACGTAATGAATCAGTCCCTAGTACAGTCTTGTTAGTTGTAACAACAGTGTGGCCCTTACGTGCAGCAATACGTCCGCGCTTATCAATCACAGCATTGTCTGCAATTTCAGCAAACGACGGATCTTGTGCTAGCGGCGAGTCTTCGGTGTTAACACCTTTGAATGCCGGAGCTACAAGATTAATACTTTGAAGTTCTTGAGCCATATTAGATAGTCCTAAATACCATCTCTTCAGGATGCTTTGCTGCGTCAATAGCAATAGCGTCTGACAAGTACTGGTTAGCTATAGTAAAGTACTCAGCAGTAGACGTACCACCTGTTTCACCACGTTCACGTGCAAGCAACGCTACAGTTAAATGAATGACTGGCATAGAAGGAACAAGAAGAACGTCAGCGTCGGCAGACAGATCCGCTTGTCGTTTAACAGTATCTACACGTATGTTATATACACCGTCTGGTGTTGGTCCTACAAGGATCTGCGTATCACCGTTAGAATCTAGACCATTATAAGTATAATATTGCGGTGTTCCTTCTGAAGCGTTTCCAATGTATAGTGCTTCGTTAAACCAATCCTTAGTTTGATACTGCATAAAACAATTATGAGTATCGTTTAACATGGTCATAACTTTAATGTTATCGCCACCACCTGTTAGAGAGTATGTATTGTCTGAAGCAACAGTAGGTATAATTAATGTTTCACGTAAAGCAGACCAATCAGCAGCCTGACCGACTAACGTCTTAGCATCGTTAATAAAATCACCTACCATCTTAACGTAGGTTGTACTGTTAACAGACGTTGTTTCTTCTTCACGAAGTCTGCGTAGTACGCTGTTCATAAGATTTAAATATGTCATACTAGCATTCCTGATTGTCTACCAATAACTTTGTTAAGAGCGTCCATAGCATTTGTTTGTTGTTGAGGAGGCGTTATTTTTAATATCTCAGGTGCCTCAAAAGGACTGAGACCTTTCAAGAATGGGTCAAACTTTACAGGGTCTCTAGGCATTGCCATTGCTATTTCCTGAGCTGTTGGTTGTGCTGCTGCAAGACCTAACAAACCTACACCTAATGCTTGACCTAATCCTTGAACGCCTTCGCCAAGACCTGCTACTTGCTCGCCTAAACCAGACACTTGTTGTTGTACTACGTCAAATTGCTCACCAAACTGTTGTTGTAAACCTCCCTCAACAGTAGCTAGTTGTTGTAACACACCAGCCTCAACGCCTGTAATTTGAGATAACAAGTTAGCTTCGGTGTCGGATAAACTTGTAGCAAAACCCTGCTCTGCTTCTTCAAGACGGTTTGTTAAGGTTTCTTCTGTTTGTTGTGAAGTCTCTTCAACAAGCTCACGCATTGCTGATTCTTGAGTCAACATCCCTTGTTGCAAAGCTTCTAGGTTAACACCAACACGTAAACTTAAATCCTCAATGCTAAGACCCAACTCTTCGTAGCGTTGACGACCAGCCTCATCTAACTCTTCAATGCGACCACCAGCACGAATAACATCTTCAGCAACTTGTGCAACGTCTGCTGTTAACGTACCTAATTGACCACCAAGAACTGCGCGTTCTTCAGCAGCAATATCAAGCTCTTCACCTGTTTGCTGTTCATACTCAGCAATACGATTGGTTAAGCGTTCGTTAATACCTTCTATCTGAGCAGCAGTTTCACCTCTAACACCTGTAATTTCTTCTGTAAGTTGGTCGCTAAGTCCTTGGTTTCGTGCTATAGCAGCTGCCTCAGAAGCAGTTAGTGTTGCTAAAAACTCTGATCGTAAGCCTGTAAGCTCTGACAACTGTTGTATAGCGTTAGCATCAATACGTGCCTCAAGCCCGGTAATTTGACCACTAAGCGCTTCACGTTCTTCGGTAGCTATGTCAAGTTGCTCGCCTGTTTGTTGCTCGTAAGCGTCAATACGGTCTGTTAAACGCTGACCCATTCCTTCTACTTGAGCCGCTGTTTCACCACGAATACCTGTAATTTCTTCTGTAATCTGATCGCTTAAACCTTGGTTACGAGCAAAAGCAGCTGCCTCAGATGCTGATAATGTTTCTAAAAACTCTGCTCTAAAGCCTGTAAGCTGTGCTAACTGTTGAACAGAGTTAGCGTCCATTCGTTCTTCAAGACCTGCAATGTCTTCACGAACAGCACCAAATTCTTCTTCAGCGTATGTTTGTAAAATATCCTGAGCTTCTTCAATGCGATCAAAGTCAACACCAAATTCTTCTTCTAAAGAATCTACTGTTAAGTCAAGCTCTTCATAACGCTCACGATTAGCTTCGCTTAGGTTTTCAAGACGATTGTTAGCATCAGCTAAACTTTGAGCTAACCTTAAACGCTCTTGTGCGGCTTCGTCAAAACGCTCTTCTGCTCTGGACTCAAACTCACCTGTTTGCTGTTGTAGTCTTTCAATGTCAGAACTTAAAACATTAGTAATGTCGTCAAACCGTTGACCTTCACTTTCAAGAAGACGTGCAAACTCTTCAGCATTAGCGGCTGAATCTTGCAACAACCTAGCTTCTAAACCTGTTATTTCCTCTACTCTTCTAGCTTCAGCGTCAGTAAACTCTACTGCTATACCTTCACGTAGTTGTTCAAGTTTGTCGTTAGTGCTTTGTTCAATACGTATACGATCTTGTGCAGCTTGTTGTTGTCCCGCAGTAAGTTCTTGATACTGTTGCTCTTGTTGCTCTCTTATCTGATCTTGAGCGTTAGAAAGCGTAGTTCCTTGTGACGCAATATATTCCTCTAAAGCACCAGCTCTTGTTGAAAACTCCTGTATAAGTCTTTCGTCACCTTGTATTTGACTAGCAAGAAGTCTAGATTCTGCGGCGTTTAATTCTACTGCTTGACCTTGTGCTTGTTGGTCTAATTTGTCATTTAAACTTTGAGCAATTTGTTGTCTTTCTGTAGCAGCCTCTGTCAGCCCTGTTCTAAGTTCTTCTCTTGTTTGCTCAGTGTACTCACGCAGTGCATTAGTAGCTTCTTCTTGGCTAAGTTGTCCTGAGCGTAACTCAGCAATGTTAATATCAGTGCCTGCAAACATCTCTTGCATTGTCTGATCTGACTGTGCTAATAAGTCACGCATTTCTTGACTAAGCTCTGTAGTTTGACCACGAGCTTCAACAATAGCTTCCATAAGACGTTGACGATCTTGCTCTGCTTCAGCAAAACCAGTTTCTCTTTCTTCCCTAGCTGTTTCTAAATCAGTTCTAATCTCAGATACATTATTAGCTACAGAAGTAAGAAGAGTTTCAGTACCGCCCATTTGTTCAATTAATTGTTGTTGGTTTGTATTAAGGTCTGTCAACATACCACCTTGACGTACTAACTCTTGGTATGCTTCTTGTTGGTCAGCAGTTATTGTTTCAAGACGCCCGTTAATGTTTACTTGTATGCCTTCCATCGCTGCGTCTTGATCTTCAAGAGATTCTAGTACAGGTTGTATGTACTGAGCCATTAACTCACCAACTTCTGTAAGGTCAGCATCCCTGCCGTCTACACCATCTCTTCCGTCTACGCCATCTCTACCATCTACACCATCTCTACCATCTACACCATCTCTTCCGTCTATGCCATCAATACCATCTATGCCGTTTACAGGAAAAGAGTCTTCATCCTCTAACCCTGTAGCTTCTTGAGTAGTGTCTGTAAAAATATCTTCTGCGTCTTCTACTCTTCTGTTATCAACACCTGATACACCGGGAAAAGGAACAACTGCTGTGCCGCCTTCAGTACCATCTGCAGAAGCTGCTCCTTCAATAAAATTAACTACTCCTTGAGCTGTTCCGCTAGACTCAAACGCATCTGCAATACCTTCTAAAGCAGAGTTTAAAGACCTATCAATTTCTTGAACTACAGCGTTACCAGCCTCTGCTGTTTGCTGTATAAAGTCCGCATAAGCAACTTCGCTTCCGTCGGGCAGTGTAACAAAAGTATTGTTACCATAAGTATCAAGAGGTAACTCAGTACCGTCTGCTAGTACAATAGTGTCTTGAGTTAAAGAGCTTGTAAAATCATCAAACTCGTTTTTTAAATTCTGAAAAGTATCTGACTCTGCAATTGTATTAAATGCTTCTGTTGTCAAACCTGCTCGTAAAACAGACTCAAAAGCTTCTTCTAAATCTAAAGAGCCTGTAGTCATTGCTTGCGTAAGAGCGTTAACAATACCCGCTGAAGCACCAGCAGCTTGCGTAGCAGACATACCTAGACCAGTTGCACCGCCGGGCGTTGCTGCTACTTTAGGCAACATGAAAGTATCTGTAAGTCCTGCTCCTAGATAATAAGTCATTGCTGCCATAATGCCAGCTTTGGCAAACTGTGTAGGTCCGGGACTATCTACTTCTTCTGTTTTAACGTAAGCAGAACCGTTCCATCGAAACTTATCACCTGACTCGCTATAAGCAATCGGACTAACACCGTACTTTTCTAACAGTGCTTGGTTAGCGTCAGAGTTAATCCAGTTATTATAAGCGCCTTGTTGAGTGCTTGTTTGTTGTCTACGAAGATTTTCTAGGTTTTGTCCGGGATCGCTAGCGTCTATAGTAAGAT